CCTGTATAATCGGTATCATTTTTATTTATAAGAGTTCTCACGTTCATTTACCCATTTTTTTAGGCCATCTTTTTTAGCCTGTTCATCATAGCATTCTTTAGGTAGAGACCTCTTAATTTTGTACTCTTTATAACGTTCACACCAACTAACTATTGTGTCTAATATTTTATATACTATTTTATCAAACATATTAGCTCTAATATAACACACTTCACGCTATTTGTCAACCCTCTTATAGGTTGATTGCCACATTTGAAACCAGTCAGATTTATCATTACAAATAATTCCCTCAATGTGTGTATATCCTCTTTCTAGTGCGTATCTATATCTATTTGAGCCAGTTACAACACCTAATTGTGTATCTGTCCCTGTCCATGGTAGTCTATTCCAATAATTCTCTTTTCTAATAACTAGAATAGGATTAGACATGCCATTTTTGTCCATGTCTTTCATCACTGTGGCTAGATATTGTTTATAATTATCATCTTGTCTATTTGGTAAATCAAATAAATTGTTGATGTCAAATAGTTCTTGTTTTTTATTTGGTAATATATTATATGCAGTTAAAGGTTTCATTTAATTCCTTAAATGTTATATATTTTAAATTCTTATTTGTAAATTCATTCCATTCTTCTACGTTGCTACTAATGGGTGTATTACCTCTTATACCATCAGGATTTACTTTTATGAATTTTACTTTAGGAAACTCTTTTAGAAGATGTTTCCATTGATCTTTCCAATTTACATCTGGTATTGGTTTATTTCTCTCATCACCATAGTTCTGTGTTGACTTGTACATATTGTTTATATTATCTGTATTACTTTTTAAATCATGTCCTATCAAATATAATTCTTTTAAGTCTTTATTTTGATTTAGTGCAACCCAACCAGAAGTTGCGCCACATGCCCAGCCTCTATCTTTTGCCTCTGTTGTTAAGTCTCTTAAATTGTGTGTGTTATCATTTTTTACATCTACCCAACTTACATAACAACCTAAATGATTTATTTGTTTCTTTTCTATTTGTTCACCACTTTCAAGTCTTTTTATAATACCTACTTGACCTGATATAGCAGAACCATGAAATACATAATGTTGTTTATTACCTTTTTCATTTTCGTGTAATTTGAAATTCTTTTTAGCAATATCTATTTGACCTGGTGTCAAGTTAGCAAAGACAACACTACTATATGTCATTCCTGGTAATGCATTCCAATCTCTTAACCATAACTCACCTTTGTAACCACTTTGATATACTTCGTGCATCATAGGACCATCAACAGCTGTCAATACGTCTGGTGTAAAGTCTCTATATAATCCATTACAACCATATATTTTACCATGTGGTCTTAATCTAATTAAATCTATTGGCGATCTACTCTCACCATTACCTATACAAAATACTCTTTCACTCATACTTTATTTAAAAACTTCTCCATGGTGTAGTTTTAAAAGTTGATGTTTCATTTAAAAATACTTCTTTCATAATTAATTTACACTCTGTTGCATTAAAATTTATAAACGGTTTCAATCTGGTAACCTTAAGTGAGATTTCAGGCCATACAATTTTCTCGGTAATTTCTTTATCCCAATTTTTAATAAAGCCAAGAAAGTGATTAAGCACGATCGTGGTCTGGTAACTAATTTTCCTTTGAATAAGTAAACGTAAGACTCTTGGATGCTGTCCATTAGGACAAAAAAAGCCATCATTAAAAGAAATAGACTTACGGCTAAAGTCAGAAACAATAGTTCCGCAATCTTGTTTAAAATAGTAGGCAAATGACTCTTTACGTTTTTTATAATCCAAATAAACGTCTCTACCATCATTTGCCAAAAGATTACCAATCCATCTCTTGCTATCTGCAAGAAAGTTAGCAACAAAGAAATCAAGTATATCAGCTTCTGCATATTTTGTACTTAACTTATGAAAAAAGTATCTATCCTTTCTTTTTGTAAATGTATCAAGTTTTGTGTTGACTTTACCACCATACTTATAATAATCGTAAGTATCTGTGGTGAAATGTAACTTGACACCCAAATACGTTTTATATACATCAAACCCACCATACATTATACTTTATTACTCTTTCTAATATTTTCGTCATACCATAATGGCTGTAAGTTTGTGTAATGAAAACACTCTCTTTGTTGTTCATGGTCGCTAAGATCAAAAGCAGAACAAGGTTTTATATGATCTATATGCCAACCTGTTACTGTGTGATTTTTCCAAGTCATACCTGGTTTAAATTGATTTTCTAAATATTTTTTTAAAAACTCTTTTGAACAACCTACCAAGTTCATTGTTTTATCTGCTTTCAATCCACCTTTTAATGCATGATTTAATCTACAACTTAATAACATTCGTGTTTTAAACATGGGATCTGACTCTCTTTTGTTTTTTTGATACTTTCTTGCTACAACTCGGCTATGTTTTTTAATTTCTGGTTTTTTTCTATGTGCTTTAAAATGTTCTTTGTGTTTCTTATGATATTCTCGTTTTCTCTCATTCTGTTCTGCTTTTTTATCTGGATTGTTAGTATAATATTCTTTTTGTTCTTTTAATATTTTTGCTCTATGTTTTAGATAGTATTCTTTACGATAGTTTTTTACCCAAGTTAGCCATTTTGGATTATTTTTACGATAGTTTGTTTCCCATAATTTTCTTTTTTTCTTTTGTTCTTCTGTTTTTGGTTTTCTAATATATTTTTTAGCTCTTTCTGCTTTTTTTGCTCTAAAGATAGGTCCTTTGATAGGGTCATTTAATATTCTTTGTATGTATCTTTTGTGACGTTCTTTAGATTTATCAGTTTTAGCATATGCTGCTCTTTGTTTCTTTTGAGCTGCCTTTAATTCTTCTAGTGTGTGATATTTTTTAGGTCTTCCTACCATAACCTACCATACTAAACAGGTAACACTCCACATTTTGGCAACTTTAACATTTTTAAATTAGTTGCCTCTAATTGTATTTTTTCTTTTAGTGATTTGGATATTAGTGATGATACTTGACCTGTATCTAATTCATTTTGGTCACAGTACCAAACCACAGCATCCATGTGTGATATTTTTTTTTCTTTTACAATATCCTCAATTTTCAAACTAAATTCTTTACTATTCATATTTTCTCACTATATGCTTTCTTAATGCTCTTGTTAGTTCTTCTATCTTATCTATAATAGCAATCAAACTAGGGTCAGTAATATACTTACTTGCCTCTTTTGCTTGGTCTCTTAAATCGTTGTATTCTTTGATTGAGATTCTAACCATTGGACTGGTATCTCTTGTGGATTCATTCTCAAAGGTCTTATCATTATCAGTATCATCTACACTTGTCATTATCACTCCTATATTGTAGTGGGCGCCTCCACTCTCGCATTGGCGCCCTTTGTCAATTGACTATTATACTATACCACAACTAGACATTTTTGTCAAGTCTTATACGTCTGTTCGTGGTGCAAAATCAAATTCGGGATTTAGTTCCATATCAAATGTTCTAAACAATACACATTCATAATCACCACCTGGTACTTGTACTGATGCCATTGATTGATCGTTATGTATGTTAACCCAATATGTAACTATGTAAACTACTTCGCCATCTTCTCTACCACCTGTTCTTCCATAACTTCTATTCAGTGGTTGTAATTCTTTTCTAAAGGCAAAATCATATAAAACTTGTTTATCAACACATACTGCTGGAACCTGTTGCCACCATACACCAGGTAGCATTTCAACTATATCATCAGCATACGAAGCCGTAGCTAAAAACACACTAATTATAATTGATTGTATTAATTTTTTCATATCTTATTGATAAGATATGAGCTAGTCTTGCTTGATCTTATCTTTGTTTAATTCTTCATAATATTTATAAAAGTCGTTAATGGATTTCTTCAAAGGATCCATATAATCTTTCTTTTCTTTTACAAAATTCTGTACTGAACCATCTTCAGATGCAAGTAATATAACGATTTGTTCTATCTCTTTTCCGAATAGCTCTTCATACATTTGAGCATAGGCTGTAGTCTGCATAAAGTAGTTTTCTATCCAGCTTTCTTGTCGTTCTTTGTTTGCTGTTTTAAAATCTATTACTGATAACTTACCATTATATTCAGCGATACAATCAACTTGACCTGCAATAGTCAATTTCTTACTATACATAATTGTTTCTAAACAATGTATGTTGTCAATCTGATCTACATATGGTTTGATTAGTCTAAAGAGACCTAATGGTAACACACCTCGTTCACTTGGTGTTAAACCTTTAATATACTGTTCTATTAATAAGTGAGTTGCTTTACCTCGTCTAGCCGCTCTACCCATTTCCCAATTGGCCACATTCTCACCAATCTTATCTCGCCAATCTTGTAATTGTTTTTTCTTCTGTATACCTAAAACTGTAGTAATTGAAGGATATGCTTTTCCGTCTATATCATAGAAACGAAAACCGTCTACCTTTTTACCTTTTGTGACAGGTAATTTTGATTTGTCTAAATCAATAAAATTAAATTTCTTTGTCATATTATATTCACCTTCATATTTTATTAGTATAGTATATCATAATTTAGGCAATCTGTCAACCTTTAGATTGACCTATACTTCATTAACATATTATTAAGTTCGTTAGGCGTTCAGTATTTGTATTCTTCGTATGTAGTTCTGCCGTCTTTTTTATACGCTCTTAATAATTGTTTTCTATTGCCCTCTTTTTTGTAAGAGCAATGCACCCAACCTGAATTTGGCTCATCTGGACCTTTCCAAAACTCCAAAATCATCTGGTCATAATCTAAATTCTTGTCAATCCAAATTACTAGTTCTTGGTTAGATACATCAAAAATTTCAAAGTCAGCTGCCTGACCTTTCGCATGCTGTGAATTTTTAGATGACCCTATGGCCTCGCACAAATCTTCTGATCTGTAACCAGAGCTCACAGATACTACTTTGCCATAATGATCTCTTATGGGTTGTAGTACGTTTTCACATAATAATTTTAAAGAATTAATTTTTATCTCAATTATATAGAAGGTTATTTTTATAAATAAAAAACATGGCATCATTAGATCCTTACTCGGGAAAAAACGCAGCTAGCAAGTGTATATTTAGATGGAACATGGTGCCAAAGCCCCCAAGTTAATCACTCAGGTTTGGTTGTTTTCAATATGACTTTTGTCATCATTATGACCATGATGGGGATTATTTCCTTGGCGGGAATTGTTGTCAACAACAGTGTAGTGCTTTTGGACTATACTCAGCTGTTGCTCGACAGAAGACGTGACAAGCACGGACTCGAATATGATTATCATTTGGAGCGATCTGAGATTTTTGATGCGATTGTCAATGGAGGAAAGGCGCGTTTACGCCCCGGCAAAATCACCCAAGCTCGCTAAATAAAGACATAGCTAATCGGGTAAATGGAAAAACAATTGCCTTAGACACCACCATTGATGAATCATTAAAAAATGAAGGAATGTGCAGAGAAATTGTGAATAGAATTCAAAACTTAAGAAAGGATTCAGAATTTAATGTTAGTGATAAAATAATTATTGAACTAGAAACCAATAATTTAGTTGAAAAAGCTATTTTTGAAAATCTTGATTATGTAAAAAATGAGACTCTAGCTGTAGACTTGATTTTTAAGCAAAATCTTGAATCAAAATCGATTATTGAATTTGATAACATTAGCATAAAAGCTAAAATTTATAAA